ACTTTTTTACTGTGTCGGTCACTGTGTTCATACCCGTGTATTTTCGTGCTAGGATATGCTACGTTTTGCTACCTTGCAATTCTCGCAAAAAGTTTTGTTCAATCATAAATAATCCGTCTTTTAACTGCTATTCTACCCAAAAAGATAAAAAATAAGACGCAGGAATTTAAATTCCTGCGTCTTTATCTTTGGTGGACCTGAAGAGACTCGAACTCTGAAAAAATACTGTATTTTCAATGTAAATTTGCAAACTGTGTTTATTCTGTGTCCAGTCCCTTTTCTGTGTTCTCAGCTCCTTGCGATATGCTCATAATACGCCATGAGCTTCTGTTCCGGCCCCGGGCCGTCTTTATCGAGCAGAAAAGCTTTTGCCAGGGCGGCGTAGAATTCCGGGCGGTTGAGGCCGAACTCTACGGCGACGGGGTAGTAGTCCGAGTACATCATGTTCATGGTTACGCCCCACGCCCAGCGCGGGACCACTGGCGCCTGAATGCCCATGCTCTCGGCCACGGCCGTTGTCTGTTCCATCGTCCAGTGCGGGCCGGTCGAGCCGTCTGCATTCTGCATGCGCTCGGCCCACTGCATGGCCGTCTCTCGGTCAAACTCTGCCGCATCCGGTTCGTCTGCGCGGCAGTCCAGCTTTTCCAGCCTGTGGATCGTCTTCGCGTACAGGCCGACTTCCTCCGCGCTGCCCAGCGTCACAGGTTTCTCCATGGCCTCGTGCAGCTTCGTGTAAAGTTTTTCGACATATTCTTTCATCGTGTCATGCCTCCTGGATATACCGGTAGAGTTTATCGACGTCATTCTGATCAAACCGCATATCGCCCAGCAGCGGGACGGATACGGTCAGCTTGTTCTCAAAGCGCGGACGCGCCGCGTTATAGAGCTTGTCGAGGTCGATGTTTCCGGCGTCGTCGAAGATCTGCATCATCTTTACCGCCGGATTTTCGCGCAGCGCGAGGATCTTCTCGCGGCTGCCCTCCATGATGAGTGCAAGCATGATCCCGGCCCCGATGCCCTTGCCGCCCGGCAGGTGCGGAATGACCTCATTGTCTGCGTAGCGCATCGCGCCGCGCATGGCCTGATCTATCGTCACTGTCATTGCAGATTTCCTCCTTTAAGGATGGGGCGGCGATTGCCGCCCCTTTTGCTTAGCTGTTGCAGCACCCGCCGCACTTCGGGATCGGGTTGTAGAGCGACTGCGCCGTGGTCGCGGTGCCCGTGGTGACGTCGGCGACCTGCTTGGGATAAAAGGTCGCGTTGACGTAGGTGACGATGGAGTTGTCACCGCAGCAGCGGCGCTCGGCCTCCATCTTGACCGCGCCAAGGGCTTCCTTGCGGACAGACTCAACGTCCTGCTTGACCAGCGCGAAGCTGTCCTCGGTGCGCTGGTTGTGGACGGCCTGCTTGCACAGCGCCTCACGGACGTCCTTGAGCTGCCCATCGATATAACCGTACACCTCCAGCATCTTGCCGTCGTTGTACGTGTTGGCCTTGAGCAGCGCGATCTCGCTGTCCTTCGCGGCCAGCTGCTGCTCCCGTTCGAGATCGTAGCGCGTGACCGGCATGTTCTCGCTGCACGTCGGCTCCTGCTGCCGCGAAGCCAGCGCAGCGGCCAGCGCTGCCATGGCGGGCGTCGCCGCAGCCGCCGTCACTTCTGCGGCAGCCGCCCGGTTGTTCTGTCCGAGGCCGCCCAGCAGATTGCTGAGGCCACCGTTTGCCAGTCCCAGTGCGGCACCGCCGATGCCAAAGCCCAGCGCAGTCCCCGCGAGCCCCTTGCTTGCGTATTCCATAAAAAAATACCTCCGAAAAGTAGTAAACCGGCCGGTTTCTATTCTCAGTCTACCGGCTCCGCGCTTTTTCTGGGGGACATCTGCGGGACACTTCCGGGGCGTTTGTGTACCATTTGCGGGACATAGAAAAAGCACCCCGTGGGATGATCCCACGGGGTGCTTTGCGTTATGTTCCTGCCAGACGGCGGGCGGTATTGTAGATGTGCGGCAGGCGGCGGGAGATGGTTTTGCGGTCAATGCCGATTTCACCGGCCGCGTCCAGCTGCGGGAGCCTGCGCACGATATAAAGCTTCACGATCTGCTGATCGATCACGTCCAAAAGTCCCTCGTCGGTGACGCGCTCCCAGTCGCTGCGCGTGAGGTGTTCCAGCTCCTTCGGCAGAGCCAGCCGCGCAGTTATTTGCTGTCACTCCCTTCGGCCCGCTGTCCTGGCAGGTTTTATCTCATGGCAGCAGCCAGTTTTTTCAGGAGATCATCGCCGTACTTGTAGTCGGCGAGATATTTGATCGTGTTGTCCGCAAGTCCGGCCTTTGCCTTGATGGTCTTCTTGGCGTCCTCGACGGCCTTATCGACGGTTTCCGTGTCGTAGTCCACCCACGGGAGCTTCCCGTGTTTCTGCCACTTGCGGGCGTTGTACCCGCTCTTGGGGCCGATGTTCAGGACGGCAGTGATCTGTACGCCGTTCTTCCATGCGGGGGTACACTCTACCGCGAGGCCGTCGCCGATGTACATACCCCAATGGCCCGGCATCCACAGCCCTTCGCCCGGGACGAGTTTGTCCCAGCCGGTCGTAGCCACGTCCTTGCACTTGGCGATCATGCCGTCGGCGGATACGTCCGGGACGGTGTTGCCGGCGTAGCGTGCGCCTCCGTGGTAAGCATTCTTGTTGCCGTTCCAGCCCCACAGAATGCCCTTCGTGAGGTTCACGCAGTCAAAGCCAAAGTAGCCCTTGCCGATCAGATTGCGGAGGCTTGCCTGCTTCGCCGCGCCGTACCAGTCCGGGTACTGGTTCGCCTTTTCCGTGATAATGCCGTTCGTGACGGGAGAGCCGAAGCAGCCCCACATATACACGGTCTTGTAATTCTTCGCGGCGTCAATATGCCGCCTGACGAGTTCGGAGGCTTTCATGATGCTCATTTCTGCGCATCCTCCTTCGCGGCGTTGTCAATCGCGTCCTGCGCTTTCTGGCTCTGTGTGCCAAAGTAAAACGCGATCACGACGGTATACACCATCATAAAGTCCTGCGAGATCTTCCCGGCGACTGCCATGTACGCAAATACCGCCGTCAGCACCAGCGTGACGATGGATTTGACGCTCAGCAGATTGCCAAGCCGCTTCTTGATGTTCTCCATAATCAGCCCTCCACCTTGATTGCGCGGTTCTCGAACTTTTTGTAAGCGTCGAGATAGATTTCCTGCTTGTCGCCGTTGAGCGTCAGTTCATAGTACATGCCGTCGAACAGCGTCGTGGAAGCTAGCGCTTTCCAATTCTTCAACGTTTTGCAGTACCACACGACGTAAACGTCATCAGGGCTGATCTGCTTTCCGTCGCTCTTGTCTAAGTGTTCGTTGGTGTAATCAGTCACCAGCTTTTTCACAAGCTCAAAAAACTTCTTTTCTGTCATTTTGTATGTACCCCTTTCATTCTACCGGATCATTTTTCTTTGCGAATACGCGCTTGAAGGCCAGCAGCAGGAGCTCCCCGCCAAAGGCCGCAGCGGCGAAGGTGAGCACGGCGGTCAGATCGATTTCGAGCGAAAACAGCACGGCGATTGTCTCCAGCGCGACGGCCCAGATCAGCGTCAGCGTTAGGGCCTTGATGCAGTACACGACGATCGTGCGCGACATTTCGCCCTTGCTCCACTTTCCTTTTGTGCTCATATCATCCCAGTCCCGCATGGGCCAGCGCCCAGCCGACGAGGCCCGCGACAATGGCCGTCACGACCGCCGCGACGATGGCGTCCCAGCGTTTGCCGGGCTTCTCCGTCAGGGCCTTAACGTCGGTCTTGATCTCCCGGACGTCGGATTCGACGTTCTCCTGCTTGGTCGCCAGCACCTTGACGCTGGCTGTGAGTTCTGTGAGGTTTTTGAGGTCGGACTGCATTTCGTCAATGCGGTGCGAGTTGCTTTTCGCCCGCTGCTCCACCTCGGTCACGCGCTCTTCTGTTGTCATTGGTTTTCTCCCTTCTGTTTGTTTTATAAATAATACGATCTCCTCCTTAAAAGCAGAATGCGAAACTCACGCCGTACAGATTTGTAATATCGCCGCCGTTTGTGCCGCCCTGCTGTCCGACAAAGCCGAAGCCGCCTGCGCCTGCAAAGTTCTGTGACCGCTGCCACCACGTCGCGGCAGCGCCGTTCATCGTCTTCACCTTTTCTCCGCCAGACATATTACCATTCGCATAATAGCTGTACTGCGTTCCCTCGCCTGCAGCGGATACGACCCGGCTGCCGAAAATCTCAATTTCCGAGAGCAGAAACAGTTTGTCCGCCGAGGTTACAATAGAAGATGCTGTTGCTGCGTTCTTCTTGCTGACCTCTCGGATGCCGTTTTTAACGCTTTCCGGCATAAGCGCCAGAATGGACGGCAGATACTCTGTCCGCATTTTACTGCTCTTCCAGCCACCTACGACCGTTTCTGTGTCATTCATGCCGTACCCCGTACCGTAGCAGTCATGTAACTGGAACGTCAGCGGAGCCTTGCCTGAGCCGTCGTAATAGTCGTCATGACTCTTTCCGATGATATCAACTTGATAGTCTGTACCACCGATCGTCATGGGCATGCTGTCGCCTACGACCCATGTGGAGGGCACGGTTCCTCTGCGGCAGGCCGTTACAACGCCCGCCCAGGAGTTGTTTGCAAAAACCGGATCGACCGAAAACAGCGACATGCTCTGCGTTCCGATCACGATGCTCTGCGTGTCGCTCAGTCCGTTTGCTGTTGACGTTACGCTCCATTCTCCCGCCTCCGGGATTTCCAGCGTGCATGTTCCGTCTGTTCCGGCAGTTCCGCTGACTGTTTTTGAGCCTTTTATCGCTGTGACAGCCGCCCCCGCAGAGGTGGTCACGACCAACTTCGGCGTGACGCCGGTCTGAATTGCCTGAATCGCGGAAACGAACCCTGCCGGATAGACCAGCTGCGCGGACGTGCCGCCTTTGGTGCGGATCGCGTCGGCAACTGCAGTCAGATTATCCGTGTCCGTCATACATCGTGACATCAGTAAGACCCTCCTTCCGCATCCGGCACCGTGACGGCGCTCCACGCCCCGTTCGCAACGCACATAAACTTTCCATTATCGGCCGCTGTGACGCTCGGCAGGAATTTCTCGCTGCCGGATAGCGTATACCGTGCACCCCAGTAGCCTTCTGCATTGCCATCCGAGTCAATATGGACGTAACAAATCATCAATTCTTCCGGTGCGTCGCCCTGTACCATCTTTGTTAGAGCGAAATCGACATACCCAAACGCTTCATCCACTTCCGCAAGCGGAAGAAGCAGGAGGTTCGTATTGTATGCCCCAAAGAGTTTCACTCTTGCATAACACGCTTTCCCAGCCTTATAAGCTGCAAGGATTTCGTCATATGTCTTGGTGTGCGTGACGCTTTGATCATAAGTGTCCTTGGCGTGAATACCGCAGCCGACATAGAACAACTCCGAACCCGGTCCAGCTTCTCCTGCAGGTCCTTTGATGTTTACACTAGTTGGATTCGGTTTTCCATCATCGTTCGACCAACTAAGAATGCCATCTGCGGATACTGAGGGCGTAAAGGTCGTGCCGTCCTGTCCCGGAGCGCCGTCTGCACCTGCCGGACCCTGTGCGCCGTCCTGACCGTCCGTACCGTCCCGTCCCGGCGTTCCGTCCGCGCCGGGCTCGCCCTTGTCGCCTTTTTCGCCTTTGTCTCCCTTTTCTCCTTTTTCGCCGCGCGAAGGCTTTCCCGTGTCAGTCGTCCCGAGATACCAGTTTCCGTTTTCGCCGATGCTCGGGGTTATGCCGTCCGTTCCGCTTGCGCCCGCCGGGCCGGTGTCGCCCGGTTCGCCCTTCGGCCCCTGTTCGCCCGGATCTCCCTTGTCGCCCTTTGCGCCCTGCAGCGGTCCGTTGTTGACCCACGCCTTCGTCACGCCGTCGTAGATGTAAATGTCATACGGTGCAGCCGCGCCCACGCCGTAGGCGTCTCCGACCTCCGGATTCTTGACTGACGCCTGCAGCGCGGAGACCGAGCCGTAATAGCCCTTGACCGTAAAGCCCGTTCCCGTATCGCCCTTCGGGCCGGTCGGGCCTGCCGGGCCCTGCGGGCCGGTCTTCCCCTGCGGGCCGGTTTCTCCCTGCGGGCCAGTCGCGCCCGTGTCGCCCTTCTCGCCTTTCTCTCCCTTTTCGCCGGGTTCCCCCTTCGGGCCAGTGTCGCCGGTCGCGCCCTTCGGGCCTTCCGCGCCGATCGCGCCGGTGTCGCCCTTCGGCCCCTGCTCGCCCTGCGGGCCTGTCTCGCCCTTTGGCCCCTGCGAGCCGGGCTCCCCCTTCGGGCCCTGTGCGCCGGTGTCACCCTTCGCGCCCGTGTCGCCCTTCTCGCCCTTGACGGTCTCGACGTCAAAATCAAATTCCTTGCCGTCCGACAGCGTCATCGTGTATGTCGCCGTCGTCCCGCTCTGCGATTTCTTCGTGAGCGACACAACGCTCGCGCCTGCCGCTCCGGTGTCGCCCTTCGCGCCCTGCGGCCCTGTCTGCCCCTGCGGGCCGGTCGCGCCGGTCTCACCCTTCGGCCCCTGCGGGCCCATGACCGAGCCAAGATCGATCGTGCTGCCGTCCGTCAGCGTGAAAATCAGCTTCCCCGCGTCCGTGACCTCCACGGCCTTCACCCCGCGGGAGATCAGCCCTCCGATCGTCACCGTGATCTGATTCGGAATCTCTACCCTCATACCTGCTCCTTACTCCACGAACGCCCGGTTCCTGCTCGCCAGCGTCGTCTTGTCGCCGTGCGTGTACCGGATATCGTAGGTGTACTTTCCCTTCGTGAATTTTGCCGTGACCGTCGCGTCGAAGTTCAGCGTGACCTGGTCATTCTCCACCTTCGCAAAGCTGAACGTGTGGACGGTCTGCCGCGTATCGTCCAGAAACACGATCGCCATGCTGTCCGTCGTCCCGATCGTGACGGCCTCGCCGTCCTGGTCCTTCAGGTCGAACCGCAGCACGATCGAGAATGTGTCTCCCTCGTACCACCGCAGTACCCCTTTGTCGATCCTCGGGCTCGGATAAGCCCCCGGAATTGGCGTCGCCATACCGCATCCCTCCTTTTCATCCAGTGTAGCAGACCCCCGCGCCGGATTCACCCCACGCGCAGCAAAGCCGGGGCTTTCGCCCCGGCCCGCTCGTTATTTTTCTTTCAGCCACTTGTCAATATCCTTGGACTTATCCGCCCGGTTGAACCCCAGTGCCACATAGGCCGCCAGCAGCTTCTCCTTGAGCTTCTTCCGTTCCTCAGGCGAGGCCGCAATGTACTTCGGCTTGTATTCCGTCGTGATCGCGTCGCCGATATCGCCCTTCTTGGCTCCGTGGTCGAAGTATTCCTTTGCCGCCGCTTTCAGATCCCCGCCATCTTCGATGGTCTGCAGGATCTTGCCGTACTTCGTATAGTCCTTCCCGCCGGTCCACTCCTTGTAGAGCCAGTACGCCTTGTTCTCATCCTCGGCGTAGTCGTTCGCAAGGATCTTCTGAATCGCCTTCTCCTGCGTCACGGTCCCGGCGGCGACGGCATCCTTGAGATCCTGCTTCTGCCTCGCTTCCTGCGCGTCCTGGATCTTCTCGTTCATGTAGTCGATCCGCTCCTGCGTGCTCTTCGGCTCCATCTCCGCCTTCTGCGTATCCCCGGCAAGAACCTGATAATAATACTCTGCCTTCGCCTCATCGCTGATATCATAGGCCTTCAGCAGCATCATCTTGTCATAGTTCTTCTCCAGCTTCCGCGCCGCCTGGATGAACGCATAGGTCTCCCGCTGATCCTCGCCTCCCTCGGTCATGCCCTGATAGGCGGCAGTCTCCTTCGCGGACATCGACTTGAACCCGCTCTCCACCCAGCTCTGCGCCTCTTCCGTCGCCGTCTTGCCGAACAGCAGCGCCTGCGCCCAGCTCTTCGCCCGGTCTGCGGGATTGTCGTTATACACGGGATACTGTAAGATGTCGCGCCCCTCGTTGTCGACCGAGTAGCTGCCGCCTTTCCATGCTGCCACGCCGCCCTGAATCAGCTTTCGCGCCTGCCCGCCTCCGAACGGCGGCACGAGATAGTATGCAGGCTTCGCCAGCTCCCGGCGGATCGTGTAGCCCCGTTTCTCAGGTGCAATCTCTTTGCTTGTAGCAGCCTTGAAAATCGCTCCCAGATCAGGCAGCGCAGACGCAACCGCGATTCTTCCGTTATCGACCTCCAGTCCAAGCATCGTCAGTACCTGCGTGAACGGCAGTTCTCCCAGCAGATTCTGCGTCAGGTTCGCTGCTACGCCGTAGGCGTCTTCCTGCTGCGTCGTGAAGTCCCACTCGCCCGAGATCATCGCATCGATCGTATTGGGTATCTGATAGCCCGTAATATCACCAACCGTATCGTTTATGATGTCAAACGGGTCTTGGCCCATTCTTCTTCCAGTCATCGCTTCGTAGGCCTCGTTCAATACCCAGCTTCCAAGCATCCACCCAAACATGGCTTTGCATAAGGCCAGTATGCCTTTCTTTCGCTCCTCTTGGTATAAATCCTTGAATACCCAGCTTAACGTGTTGTTTACCTCCAGCTGGAACTGCGTGAACAGTTTCACCAGCGGGTTCCGCGCGGAATACAGCGTCGGCGTCGAGCCTTTGCTGCGGTCTGCCATCACGCCGGCCGCAAACTGGTCCGCCTCCTGCATCGCGCTCGTCTCGCTCATGCCCCTTTGCAGGTTTTGATAATACCGCGCACGAACGACGCTGCCTGTCGTGAATCTGTCCACAATCTCCATGAGAATACCGGCTTTCTCCGATACCTTATCCATCGTAGATTCCGCCAGTCTTTCATATCCGGATCTATTGTTTATAAACACTGACGCTGCGCTCAACCCGTCTGCGTTCCAATAGTTTTTCAGCGTTGCCCGCATGCCAATCACCATATTCCAGCCGCCTGTCTGGGCTGCTGCCTGTGCAATCGGAATGAAGTTTGTGAGCGCCGAGCCCACGTTGGCCGCGACCATGTTCGCACCCACGCGGGACTCGAATTTCTTCATGACGTTGTAGAATCGTCTCCCAAACGTCTTCTCCATGCCCCGGTCGAGCCTCGACTTCTTGCCCGCCAGAAGATTCGTATATTCGTCCAGCTCATCCACAAAGTTGGCAAGCCCGTACCGGCCTTCTTTCGTCAGCTTCACTACATCCTCATATACTTCATCCGGGTTGAGGAATGGGTTCATCGTGATCGCATCGATTCGTTTCTTTAACCCCTCATCTGACGCCCGATACCGGATCTGCGTCGCCAGCGCCCGCAGCCGCTGAATGTCCGCCGTGTGGAAGATCACGTCCGTCGCGACCTCGATATACCGGTCAAATCCCTGCAGCGCGTCATACGCCGTCGCGTAGCCAAGTCGGTTCTGGATGTTCGCCATGTACCGGATGCCGGGTTTGAAGTTTGCCGTGAGGCCGTTGATCGTCGCCGGCAGCGGCGACACATCGCCCTCGATCCCGGCCGCCCTTGCGAACTTCTGCAGAATGCTGCCGCCCTCCTCGTTCTCCTGAAAATGCGGGAAGTAACCCTGCAGATAATTGACCGGCTCATAGCCGTTCTCAATGCGCACCCGGTTCATATCCTGGAACAGCTTGTCGTAGACCTCATGGAAAACCTTCACGGCTGCCCGCACCTTGCCGAGATCCAGATTCGGATTCTGCTTTTCAAACTCCTGAATCGCCGCGTTCCACTCGTCAAACGTCATCCCCCCGCGCCTTTCGACACGCGGATGCTGCTTGAGATAGTCCCGGTTGAATTCCGCCTCGCCCAGCCACTGCACGGCGTAGCTCTCGGAAACGAGATTCCCCTTCCGCACCTGCCGGTCAAGCTTCAGCTCCCGGATCCTGTCCTGCTGCTCGACCAGATAATTCTTGCGCTTGCTTTCGTTCTCATGCACGGGCCAGAAATACTTGTTGATAAAAGCATTGGCCTTTTCGTCAGAGACCTTGCCCTTCCGCGCGATATCCCGGATGTTCCGCTCCATCGTCTCACGCTGATATCGGATCCCCATGGTCTTGTCGACCCACTTGACGGCCTCGGCTTCCGTCAGCGCCTGCTCGGCAAAGTCCCGCAGCCCCTGCTTGCGCTGCGCGTTCCATGCCTTGAGCTTCAGCGCCAGCATATCATAGTCAGCCTTTGCCTCGTAGACCTTCAGGATCTGCTGCCCGTTTTCCAGCCCTGCCACATAATCCGGGCTTGTCTCCCCGCGCAGCAGCCGGTTCACGATCTTCTGGTCGGCTTCCGTCAGCAGCGTCTTGCTTTGCGCTTTCTCGACCACTCGCCTTGCGTCCTTCAGCTGCGCCCACATCTGCTTTGTTTCTTCCGCTGTCTGCGGAATAGCAAGCTTTTCTTTGGCCTTGTTCTGCGCGTCCAGATACCGCTGTGCCACGCGCAACCCGCTCGTCAGCCGGTCAATGGATTCCGTGAAATTCGCCTGCTGCCACTTCTTGAAGCTCGCCGCCTGCGGCCCGTAGTATTCGTCCAGCGTCTTCTGCACCTTCTGAATGCCGCGCGCCACGTCGTAGATCTTCATCAGCTGGTCGCTCGGCGCGGTAATGTCCGCTGGAAACAGCTCCGGCGCCATTTCCCGAAGCTGCTGATACGCCACATCCACCGGCAAGCCGTCCTTGCTGATCGTCAGCGTCCCCATGGCCGCCTTCCGGAACAGATTGTAGTCCGCAATATCCTGCCGGTCCTTCTCGGAGATGGAAAGCTTCTGATCCCGGATGAACTTCTTGAGGTCTCCGTATTGCTCGATGTACTGCGTGTCTTCTTCAATGCCCGCCTGGTAGGCTGTTTCAAAGAGATCGTTCAACTTCGCCCGGTCAAGCTGCCCGTCCGTAAAGAACGTCCGCAGTGCCTCCTCTGCCATCGGCTGCAAAACCTCCCGCTTCGCCTGCCCCGGCACGCTCAGATTCTCCGCCAGCTCGTTTACCATCCGGGCCTCCAGCCGCCGCACATACTGCGCCGCCTTCTCCCCCATCAGATCCCGATACCGGCCGTCCTGAGACGAGAATTTCGCCTTCCCGGTATAATCCCCCTGCGGGTTTCTCTGCTCTCCGAATTTTTGCAGCACATCTTCCGGCAAAATACTCTGGTGTGTACTGTTGACAATTCGGAGCAAATCGGATATACTAATTTTGGCAGCCTTGATAGAGTAAACTCTCTGGGACTTCGTGTCCGCCTGGCTGCTATTTTTTTGTCTTCCACTTACCGCGTGCGCGACATCGTACACCTCAACCCCAGCGATATTCCCGTTTATCTGTTCTGCTGTAACGATTGCAACAAACTCTCTCCCGCGGCTGTCCGTCACATAGGCTGCCATGGCATATGTCCCTGTTACACCTTTTGCCTTATTGTTAAGCGCATTGATTGGTACCGCATTTTTCACGATATCCCCGATCACCACACCCATCCGTGCGTTTGTCAGCAATCTGTTCTGCTTTCCATTCAGTCCGTGTCGGATACTGCTGTTGTCAATTCGCAGCATCTTCCCTGTGTACTGGTTCCTTACAAAGATCTTTCCGTCTCGCTCTGTTCCAACGGCGCGGGCGTTTTTCATACCCTCCTGCACGACCTTTGCTGTATCGACCCGGTTTTCGGCTCCGCGTACCGCGTCGACCTCCGGCAGCATGGTCACGTCCATATCCGGAAGCGATGTCAGGAAATCGTAGGTATAGACGCTTCCGTCTTCCGCAAGGTTGACGCCCTGATAGTTTTTTGTGGTCTGATCCTTCGCAGCGGACATCTTCGCCGGCGGCGCTCTCGCGCTGCCGGATTTTTTCTGCCACTGGCCGACCTCCATCTTCACGTCCGCGCGCAGCTTGTTCGTGCCGTAGTCCGTGCGGTTCATGCCGGCGTAGGTGTCCGCGATGATCTCCTCGACGTAGGCGTCCGTGTCGTCGCCGTAGATCCCGGCGTATGCGTCCACGTAGCTCTCGATCATTGCCTTTGTGATCTTGCCCTCAGACAGCAGCCGCTTCTGGATCTTCGCAGCCATCTCCGGCCAGCGCTTGACAAGCAGGTGATACCCCTCGTGCTTCGCCAGCTCGAACGCAGAATACTCCTCGCTGTCCGCCCGGATGAGCACGGAGCCATCCTCCGTCACGGCGGCATCCGCATAAAACGTCTGCCCGTCGATCTCCTGCGTCAGCTGCCCGGTGAAGAACCGCGCATTCTGCACGCCCATCGACCGGAAGAACTTTGCCGCCGCCTGGATATCCTTGCTTCTTCCCTCCTGCCCCTTCGGCATGACGCGCACTTTTTGCGCGTTGTTCTCTCCGAAACCGAGCTCCGAAAGCGTTACTTCATCCCAAGCCTTTGCGAGATCTCTTGCACCCTGCGCTCTCTTTCTTCCGGCGTCAGCTCTTTGCTGCTGCGCTGTGCTTTGGCGAACGCCTCCAGCCTGTCCTTCGGCACGCTGACCAGCCTGCCCGATTTGTCCTTCATCAGTAACCTCGATACTGCCATTGCCTGCTCCTTTCTGCCCTGCGGCAAGGCCCGCTCGATAGGCGGCTGCCGCCACGTCCTGATTCATACCCTCTGCGTAGCGCATGGCCCGCTGCTCGCTCGCGCCGAGCCTGCCCTGCTCATAGACCTGTCCGAAGCTCTGCGCATACTGCTCCGCCGGCATCCCCGTCGTGTTGCCGTTCAGGAAATACGACGCTGTTATCTCGTCATAGCCCGCTCTCCGGGCCTGCTCCTGCAAATACTGTTCTTCCTGCTGCGCAGCCGCTTCGTCCAGCTCCTGCTCCGCGCCCGCCGTCTGCTGCCGGGCATACTGCTCCATGTCCAGCTCGCCCATATTCTCTGTCCCCGGAATGGGCGCAAGCAAGCTGTCCTGATCGTACTGCTGCTGCGCCGCCCGCTGCGCCTGCTGAACGGCCTGTACAGACTGTTGTGCGCGGCTCTGTTCCTGCTCCTGCTGATATTGCTGTGCAAGCCTCTGGTTTTCCTGTGCCGTCTCCGCAGCGCTCTTGTAGATCTGGAATGTCTTCTCGTCCGCCCCGGCCTGCGCCTGCTCCTGCCGGGCCTGTTCCTGCAGCTGCTCGAGCCGGGTCAGCGTCTCCGGCACGCGCGGCTCCTGCCCTTCGTCCACGGCCGCCTGCTGCTCCTTCGCCACCTCACGCAGCGTGTTCTCCACGGCTTTCTGCGTCACCTCGCCGCCATCGTCCACGGTCTGCTGCAGTTCCTCGGCCAGCTGGTGCGCCTTCGTGCCCTCTTCCTGCGCCATGCCATAGTCAATGACGTCCTGCACTTCGCCCGCCTCGATGACTGCTCTGGCCGTCTGCTTTACGTTTGCTTCCAAAATCACGCGGTTCACGCCCGCATACGTCCCGGACATGGCAAGGCCGGACAGGCCGCCCGCGAGGAACGAAAGGCTGTCTTCTTTTGCGAAGTCTCCGACCATCGCCGCCAGCGCCTGCGCAGGCGTTTTTCCGTCCGCAATGTAAGCCGCGTAGGCAGACATGACCTCACCCCGGTCATGCTTCGCTACCACATCATACGCGCGGTTGAGCCAGTTGGACGCGATTTCTTCCGCGCCTTCCGACGCGAACGACCGCAGCGCCTTCTTCCACACGGCCTTGCCGCTCAGCATGTTCTCGATGATATCGCCCACGGAGTATTTTTCCGTAATGCCCTCGATCGCGCCCTCGACAATGCCGTCGATCAAGGCTTCCTGATTGGATTTCCCGTTCTGGATCCCCTCATACACGGAGTCCGCCGCGACCTGCGAGCCCATCACCCAGTTCATAGTCTCCGCAACCGCGTCCTTCGCCCCCGCACCGGCCACGCCGCCGAAGGTTCCCACGAGCCCCGTCGAGACCGCCATGTTGACCGCGCTGTCCAGCGCCGACGTGCCCGCCTGATACAGAAACTGCCCCGTCGGGTTCATCCCCTGCATCACGCTCCCCCGGATCCCGGAGGAAAGCCGCGTCGCATTGTATGCCGGGCTGTAAACGTTCGTCGGCATATCCTCGTTCTGATAGCCGCCCGCCCAGCTTGGCAGCACGCTACGCAGCGATTCCACATTGCCCAGCGCCTTCGCCGGGGCTGTCACCGCCGAGAAAAGCGTTCCCATGATCGGCGTCTGCTGCCCGATCTGTCGCGCCGCCTCATCAAGCTTCTGCGCGTTCTCATAGTCGTCCAGCACCTTCTGCCATTCCGCGAGCTGCTTCAGCTTCTCGTCGTCATAGCCCTTCTCGTTCAGCGCCTTCTTCGCGTCGTATTTTGCATACGCCCGCACCTGATACCCGTTCGGTTCCTTCCCGCGGTACTGCCGGAGCAGATTCTGGTCTTCCTCGCTCAGATTCCCAATTGCCTCCTGCGCCCGGGCCAGCACGCTCTGGCTGTCGACCTGCGCCTTGCGCTCCTGCAGCGCGTCGATCTCGTTTTGCAGCTGCGTCACGCTCTTTCCGTTCTCAGACAGACCCGTCCCGGAAAAGTGCGTGTCCGCCTGCTCAACCTCACGATTGTAGATCTCGCCCTCCAGCAGCTTCGACGTCCGCCGCATGCCGCGCACCTGATCCCGCTCCACGGTTTTCATCGCCCGCGCCCGCTCGACCGCCGCATTCACATCGTCCATCTGGCTCTTTACCGACGGGCGGAACGCGTTTCCCAGCGCCGCGCTCTGCTGCTGCAGTGCCATCAGCCCAAGCTGCCGCCCCTGCGCCGCCTCCACGCCGCGCAGGTAATTCTGGTATGAGCCATACTGTGTCTGCATCGCGGAAGACCGGCTGTATTCCTGCTGCGATACCTTCCCGCTGATTGCCGCCCCCGCACTCTCCGCCTTTTTCTGCCCGCTCTCGCCATCTCTGGAATAAAGCTGCACAGCGGCGCGATACGCCTCAAACGCCGCCTGCCGTCTGCGCATTTCCTCGTTCCCGTTCTGTACACCCGCTACAAAATCCGTCCGGTTCATAAGACCGCCGGAAGAACCAGCCGCTTTCGACTGGTTCTTCTCGATGCCGTTCATAAATTTCTTCTTCGAGATAAGGCTCATTCCGTCCTCCTTATTTCCTGCTCTTTGAGACCTTCGCCTGCTTATAGCTGACGCCGCTGTCGATCTTCTGCCCCGTGCGCTCCCAGATCAGATTCGCAAGGTTGTTCCACTGCTGCTTACTCATCTGGCCTCTCGCATTCACAGCTTCGTCATAGGCCCGCTCCGTGTTCCCCTGCGCAAGCAGCGTCGAGATCGTCTGCATCACGCCCCTGTAGCTCGCATCCAGCATCGCCACATTTTCTTCCCGGTTCCCGTATCCGTTAATGAGGTTCAGCCCCACGGAGCTGCTTCCGCCGCCTCCGCCGCCGGATTTCTTCGCTGCCGCCTGCTCCGCCGCCAGCGCCTGCAGGTAGGCAGCGTTTTCGTTGTTGGCCTTCTGCGCCCAGTAGTTCAGCATCGTCTCCCACTGGCTCTGGTCCAGCGACCGCTCCGAGTTGTACGCGCTCCGCGCATCCGAAAGATCCGAATAATAATCGCTGACCGTATCCCGGTACCGGCCGTAGTCCGTGTCGTCCCGGCCCTTCACAAGGCTATACTGGCTGTAGAGATCCGTCCCTTCGTCCTGATACCGCTGGTATGCCTGCTGCTGCAGCTGCGGCACGATGTCGTTGAGGTTCTGCAGATACGCATTGTATGCCTGCTGGCCCACCTGCTCGCCGTAGGTTGAGCCATAGCCGCCCGTGAGTGCCGCCGCCTGCCCCATCGTGTCCTGCATGGCCAGCCGCCCGAGGCGCTGATACTGCTCCCGGTACTGCAGATACAGAGGGTCTGTCCCCATGTCATAGCTGAATTTCTTCCGGTTCCGGATCTGGTCATACAGGCTCGTCAGTTCATCGTCCCAGCGCGACTGATACGCGTCCGGCTTGCTGGCCTTGACCTGCTCCAGATACGCCAGCGCCGCCTGCACGCTGCCCGACGGCATATAGCCTCCCTCCAGTCCGTTCAGCTTGCTTCTCGTGTAGTCCGAAACACCGGACATGGTGTAGGGGCTGTTCCGGGTCTGGTAGCTTCCGCCATAGTTGCGCGTCGTCTGGTTCTTGTTTACCAGCTGCGACTGATAGCTGCCGTCCGCGTTCACGCCCGTGATGCGGTACGTGCCGCCGCCGGTCACGACCTCGTCGCCGGCCGAAAGCCCCGCCGGTGCCCTGCCGCCCGACTCTACTCGATATACGCTCATAGTCTCACCGCCTTAAAGCTTGAAGTGTGTCGCGTACTGCTTCGGCATGTACGCCTGGTTGTAGGCGTTGAAATACCCCTGATAGTAGCTGTTGTATTTCGCCGCCTCGTTTGCATACTTCGTCGTCTCCCCGTTGGCGTCGCAGATCTTCATCCCCAGATACCAGCGGTAAATTTCATCATACGGCCACGGGATCAGCAGCTCCGTTTCCAGAGCCACGTCCTCCCCATAGCCCGTGAACGGCTCCGGTTCCTTCTCGTGCTCGTGCGTACAGATGATATCCCGGTACACGATCCCGTCCAGCTCCGACAGCCACCGGACCTTATCCGGCGTCTCGTACTGGTTCGGCAGTAACCGGTCGACCGTCTCGATTGCTTCTCTGATTTTCATAGTCCCCTCCTTACCAAAAGAAGGGGCATTTCTGCCCCTTCCTCTGCTTCATGCCGTCATGGGCATTTACTTGTCAGTTGTCCGCCTGCGCGCGGCGGAAGGCTTCCTCCTCCGCCATCCGCGCGTTCATCAGAACCTCATACACCGGCAGCGGGACCTGCACGTCCTTGCCCTTCGGCACCATGAACGTCCGTCCGTTTACCGCCACAAAGCGGCTCTGCTCCTCGTTCTCCTGCCCGCGGGGCAGATAGATCGTCTTCATGACGTCCCACACGTCTTCCGGGTTTGCCTGTGCAGCCGCCGCAGCGGTCTTCTCAGTTGCCATTGTATGTGCTCCTTTCTCAGTTGGCTTCGTCCGTACCGGAGTATGCGCTGCAGCTCTCCACGCGGACCATGCGGTCCTCGTACAGCAGCTTCGCCGCCATCTCGGCCTTGTAGCCGACGGTCGAGAACTGGTTCAGCGGGCCGCCGATCTCGTCCTTGCCCTTGACGATCATCTCAAGATTGCCGCCCTCCGGGTCGATCATCTTGTATGCGTCCTTTCCGAGGAACAGCGTCGCGTACACACTGTAGTAGACCGCCGTTCCTCCGTCAGACGCTGCCGTCTTGACCGGGCAGGTCGAGTTGTTGAAGATCTTCGCCTCCGTCGTCTCGACAAACCGGACGCCGTGCAGCTCGCCGATCTCACCCGAGAACAGCGGCGTGACGTCTGCATACTTGTGCGCCTCGACCCATGCGTCCGAGGACCGCAGGTCGTATGCGACCGACGGGTGGATGATGGCGACGTACTTGCCGTCGATCTTCGGAGCCTTCATCTTCTTCAGCGTCGTCACGGCCTTGTTGACCTCGTCCGGCGTCAGCTTCGCCGTCAGGTCGAGGCCTGCACGGCTGGTGACTGCCGTATGCGCGCCGCCCGCTGCGACCTTGTCGCAGTACTGCACGTTCGAGCCTGCCACGACCGCGTCGCGCACGCGCTTGTCGATGGACGTACCCGCGGAAGCGCCGAGCTCTTCGGTCGCGCCCAGGATGACGTTGTCCAGCGCATGCAGCTCCAGCTGATCCGAGACCGTCACATACAGGCCGATCTGCTTGATCGCGCCGGTCGTGCTGGTCTGGCCCATCTTCTGGCCGGTCGGGATGACGCCTTCGGTCAGCTCCTCCGCGTCCTTCAGCGTGTTCCACTTGCGCCACTCGACGGTCTTTCCGTGGTTGCGCGGCAGCGCCTGACGGCCTGCCAGCTGCGCATGCACGAGGTTCGGCCGTGCGTTCTCGAGCAGCTGCGTGTCGTAGAACGTCTTCATGGTCGGCGCGAGCGTGTCGTTGCCGCTGAATGCGGTCGTCTGACCGGTGCCTGCGTTTACATAGTTGCCGGTCGCGTTGACGAGCGTACCGGCGTCAGCAAAAAACTGAAATCCGACTTTGGATTTAAACATAGCTTCTTATCTCCTTTCTCAGGGGATCACTCGTTCCCCTCTTGCCGCGCGGCGGCGCATGTCCTCTACCTCCGCTCGTGACCAGTGTGTTTTCATCGGGACGTTCTCTCCGCCCGCAGCGCCGGATCCGATCTCCTGCGGCCGCGCGCCCTGCGCCTGGATGGTCCGCATAACGTTCTCCCGCGCCTGGTTCGCCACCAGCTGCGCCTGTGCCTGTGCGATCTCCTGCTGGTGGATGACCTCATAGGCCGTCTTCGGCGGCACGCCCGCGCCCATGAGCCGTGCAAAATCCGGGTTCTGCATCTCGGTCTCAAAGTCCGCGCCGTACCGCGCCGTCACATCCCGGGCAAAGTCTGCCTGGATCCCGGCGAAGGCTTCTCGCATCTGGTACTCCTGCAGCTGTCGCCGCATAGCCGTATTCTCGGCCCTGCCGGCGTACTCCTTTTTGAGGGCGTCCGCCGACATGCCCTTTTCCATGGCCTCTGCGCTATAAAGCCGCTCGTCAGCGGAAAAGCGCTGTGCCAGCGCCGCAAAGTCCGTCTTTCGCGGATCCGACGTGTCGATTCCATAGAGCGCGCCAAGCTGGTCAATGATCGGAGCCATGGCCTCCGCCTGCCCCTTGTACTGGTTCAGCCCGCGCACCCGCTGCTTGACAACCCTTTGCACAGCAGAGTCAAAGTCCTTCTTGAATCTTCCCTGAATCAGGCTGTCAAACGTTTCTTCCTGCTGCGTACCCTGTCCCTGAGCGTCGGGGACGTTGGCCGGCTGCTGCTGCACCTGCGCCTGTGCGGCTGCCTCCTGCCCGCTCTGCTGACCGGCGGCTTCAGCTGCGTTCGTCTGAACGCTTACGCCCGTGAATTCGCCTTCCATGCTATAAATTCCTTTCTGGCGTTTATTCTAAAATCATCGTAGCACAAACTTTTCCCAACTTCACCCCACGCCAGTCAGAAATAATCCCGCCGGAACGGGCCGCCGCAATCGTCGGTTCTTATCCCGGCTGCGTGCTTTCTTCCGACTTTTTGCGCGCATTCTCCACGATCTTCGGCTCCTGCGTCTCGCCGGTGTTGATCTCCGGCTTCTCCGCTGCCGCGGTGCTCGCCTGCGGGACTGCCTGTCCGCCCTCCTGCAGGATCTGCTGCGCCAGTCCCTCACCCATGACCGGATCGTACCGGTCTGCCAACGCCAGCGCCAGCTGCTGCCACTCGATGAGCCGCTGCTGCAGGTCCGCGTTCTCCTGGATTTTCTGGATGATCGAGTCTTTCCCGTCGAAGTCCATCATGTCCAGTGTAGATAGCGCCTGGTCGACCATCTGCGGGTTGAAGAATCCCAGCTGGAAGAACTGCAGTGCCAGCTCGTTCTGCGCCATGGACGTGTACTCACTCGCCTTCTGCGCCGAGACCTCAATGTCGAAGACCGGCTGCCGCAGCCCATCCGGCTGCCCGTTCGCGCCGTAGAGCGTCTGCGGCTGCAAGCCCTGATTGCTGTACTGTACGAACTGCTCTGCCCCGCGCTGCCCGATGATCCGGAACTGCCGCGGCAGATCGTAGAACTGCCGGATCCGCTCAATGACCATCCGGATCATCCGCGCATACGCCCGGTATGCCGACTTCGTAGAATCTTTGCTGCTCCTGCCGGATGCCTCCTGCAAGGCCGCAATGGCCGAGGCTGCCGTCACGCCCGAGTTTGTCGCGCCGTTGTTGACATCCGTGTTTCCCGTCGTCCACTTGAGCTCTTCAATTTTGTTCTGCAAGATCGCAATGTAATTGCTGTTGAGCATGTTCACCTGGATCGGAACCAGACTGTCCTGCCCCAGATTCCCATCCACATGCACAAACGGCTTCGTCCAGTCCGCGAACTCCTGCTCGTTGACCGACCCGTCCGACCGCTTGAACCACCGAGGCGTCGTCGCCATGATCGCGTTCTTTACGATCGCCTGGTTCATCCGGTCGATCTGCTCCTGCGTCGACTTGCCGACGTCGATATAGCCGTATCCCGCTATGCTCCCCTCCACCGGGAACAGCGCGTCGACCACGAACGGGTATTCCCCGTCGTCATACAGCCCCGTCTCGGCCATGGGCCGCCCGGCCGGCTGCTGCACAATGCTCCCGTCCGGCAGCGTCAGCGTGTCATATTTCTGTTCCGTATCGTTCTCCGTCGACTGCAAAACCGTATCGCCCACCAGCTTTGCAAAGTGCAGCACCTGCCGTCCGTTCTGATATTTCTTGTAATACCAGTCCACCACCATTGACTTGTTGTCAAAGTTGATGACGTCGTCCGTGTTGTACTTCTGCTGGATCTGCGGATTGGAGTTGAGCTTTCCCCGCAGCTCCGGGTACTTCTCGACCAGCAGATCGTTGTCCACCATCTCCGTCAGGAAGATGTTCTTCGACTTCTGCAGATCCCGCACGCCCGGCTCCCAGAAAAAAGACAGAATATCCACCGGCTGCACCGAGATATCCCCGAGTCCATTCAGCTTCGAGGAATCCCACTTCACATGCCAGATGAGCGTCCCCTGCTTGAGTTTCGTCCACTGGCTGTCCGAATAGACCTCTTCAAAGTCGTTCTGTTCCAGGATGACCGGCAGCACCGAGGAAAGCTTCGCTGCCTCCTCCCGGTCGTCCGGTTCCCGCGGCCGGATCGCCGGGGCCGGATATGCCGCGATGGCATCCGCGTGCTTGCCCATAATGACGTTGAAGAGCCACGCCGATGTCCACTTGTCGTCCTCCTGGTTCCCCTTCTGGATCCTCTGCCAGCTGCGCATGCGCCACCAGTCCTCCGAAGCAATGACCCGCGCCTCCAGCGCACTCTTGCCCTGCCGGTATTTCTGCAGCGTGTCCATGGCCTTTCTGGCCTGCTCTTCGCCGATGGACTTCCGCGTCGTCAGCCCGCTCGCCGTGTCATTCTGCATTCTCGGCTGCATCTGCTCTGCCTGCATCCTCTGTGTCCTCCTTCCGCATATCTGCTGCCGTCAGCAGCTCGACCTCATGCCGGATCCCGTCCAGCACAAGCCCCACCACGACCGGCGGCAGCCCCGCCCGGTTGATGTCCCTTACCAGCTGCCCCCGCAGCTGCACGATTGCCTTTGTGATGTTCATTTCAATCTCCTTCCGCCGCTATGGCCGCATTGCCTGAATCAGCTTGTTTACTCCGGCCTTCATGTTCAGCAGTATCCGTGCATAAATCGGGGCTCCTTTTTGGATGCTGTCAGGCTTAACCCCATCATACATTGCTTGTCTCGCATCTTCATCGACATATAGCAGCCCTCCCCCTATCCCATTAAACGCCTGTCTGACAATGCTTGCCGTTATAGTATCCCCAGGCACAATTGTAGGAACAGTATCAGCCCGCACCCCTGTCAGCTCGCTCATAGCGATCAGCTTTTGATACAATTCATTCATCGCAGCTGCGGTCAGATTCGACACATGCTGCCCAGCCTTGATTTTTTCATCATCATTGTCTGTCCACGCAAAATCTGAAACTTGAACGCGACGGACAAAGTAAAATCTTATCACGGAGCCGCCTTGTTGTATCCGGTTTAAATTGATGCTTTCGCCCTTGATCCAGCGATCCATCTGCCCTGCGCCTCTGCATATCATAAAAACATATGCCTTCCCATATGTTTTGTAGGCCAGCGTATCTGTGACCGCAATTTCTGTCCCCTCTATTTCTTCGGTCAACGTCGCCATCAGCGTTCCACCATTGTCGGTATAGCATTTTTCCGTATACGTTGCCATATCCTCACCCAAACACCGGCGTTGCGGTGCTGATCCCCTCGATGGATTTTGCATGGAAAATGATCTTCCCGCTTGCGAGCAGCTGGATCCACGCGCTTTCATCCTTGTTCTGCAGATACACAGAGCCCTTTGTCGACTTGATGCGCACCGCCGGGCCGGACAGATTGACCGCATATTCCGCCGTGCTGGAGGACGTAAACTGCAGACTGCCCTCCGCGCCGCCGATCGTGCCGTTGGAGAAATTTGTGCCCGCGATCTCAAGACCGTTGCTGATGATGTTGATCTCATCCATGATCTGCTTGAGCTTCGCCTGAATGCTCGTGCCGTCGAGCTTCAGATCCGTTGCGTTGATCGTTCCGCCGATCTCAGCCCCCGTGCACGTCAGCTTGCCGTTCGCGTCGACCTTGAATTTGTCCTTGATGGAAAGCCCGCTCGTGCCGAAGTACATGCTTGCGCTGCCCCCAAATTCGTTGGCCTTGCGGAAAATGCTGCTTTCCGAGATCGTCCACGGGCCGAACGTCGAGTCGGCTGCTGCCGTGATCTTCCCCGACAGCACCGCCCCCGCCGCCTCCAGCGTCCCGGATGGGAAATGCAGCTTCTTGTCGCTTAAATACGCGACCTCCTTCCCGTCCTGCCAGAAGCTCACCCGGTCCGGCGTCACCGTCACCAGCTCGTTCTTCGTCTGGTCGATGACCCGTTCGCCGCCGTCCGTCACCTTCGTCTCGATGTTCCCCACGCCCACGCCGTACACCGGCGTCACGTCGTTGTAATACAGCAGCCCCGTCTTGATATACTGCTGCGAATTCACCGAGAACTGATTGTTGACGCCCGCCGTGTAGTCATACAGCTGTTTGATGCCGACGGAATTGCCCTCGATCGTCAGCTGCGTCTTTTCGAGATACTTTCCGAAGTCCGAGATCGCCACATAGCTGCCGGACAGCTTCGTCGACCACGTCTCCGAGTTCGCCGCGGCGAAGTCCGCCGTCTTGATGATGAGCGACTTCAAAGCCGCGTAGCCGGACAGTGTCTCCTTCTTCTCCGCCTCCGGCAGGCTGTCCGCGTCGATTGCCTGCGAGATCTCCGTCAGCGTCGCCTTCGCCGACCAGTCGGCGAGATTCAGCTGCTCAGTCACGCTGCACAGATACCGCCGCATGCTCTCCAGCTGCTCCTGCGTCGTCTTCCCCGCGATCGACGGGTATGCAAGTGTTAAAGATCCCATTATGCGTCACTCCCTGCCTCTAAAACCCGCGCCAGACTGAACAGCTTCATCTCGCCCTTTCCCGTCAGCCGGAACTTCAGATGGTCACACCTTGCGGGCCGGATCGGCAGCAGGAAGGTCCGCAGCCCCCGTCCCTCGATATGCCCGCAGTGCCGCCAGATGCCGTCGGAATCGTACTGCACCCAGAAATCGACGCTCGACCCCTTCGGCAGCTGCATGCGCAGATTGATGCGCGAGACATACTTCTTCCCGACCATCCCATACGTCATGATCCCCGTTTCCGCCATCCAGCCTACCGGGCCTTCCAGCGTCCCGACACTCCCGTACACGGTCCTGAGCGTCCTGTCCTCAAGGAAGTACAGCTCATCGTCCACCCTGGCGAAGTCCGCCGCGTGGGTATCGTCCTCCCTGTGCCATAACCCCTTGCGGGTGTCGTAGACGAACAGCGACCAGTTATGACCTTCATCCTCCATGCTGATGAAATACTTTCCTCTGGCGCCGCCCGCCACGGCGTTGTAATACAGCTTCGTCCCGAAGCAGCTTCCGATCTCCTGCGGCAGACTCCCGTCGTACACGCAAACGCCCATCCGCGATTTGTAATACAGCCGGTCGTCCACCACGACCAGGCTCTTGCTCGACCCATTCTGCACGCCCGCGCATTTCTGCACGACCACCTGATGCGCCCCCGTCGCCGACGGATACACCCGGTGGAAGCAGTCCTCCTTGAAGAACACCGGGCTGTCGGCCAGCGTCGCCGCGCCGGTCCACTTTCCGTCCGTGCCGCAGCTCGCGCGCCATGAATCCGTCGACACGCCCTGGTAGCACTCCCAGTTCTTAAAATCGCCCAGCTTGCAGCAGTAGATCTCATTGACGGTCTCGCCGTCCGCCACGCCGTACTTGCAGCCCCACAGCCGGTTCCCGCTCTCGGTGATGAAGTCCATGCTTGGGACCTTCCGGGCCGTCTTCACGGTCCCGCTCGTCACCTTCGTCGTCTCGTCGACGAGGCCGACGATCACGATATAGCTCTCGCCCACGTCGTACAGGATCTGGCTGCCGTTGAGCTTTTCGACCTGCTCGTTCCCGGTCAGCCCCGAAAGCCGGATGCCGTCGTATTGCTGAAAGCCCTTCCCGATGCCGTTCGCGGAAAGCTTCAGATACACCGTCGGCACGGATACCCACTGGCTCGTCGCCTCCGCCCACTGCTTGAGCGTGTGGAGCTTGCCGGACGTGTCGAGCCAGTACTGGCCATTCGTCGGGTTTTCCGGCTGGCTGGCCTGCGTGTAGCTGACCGTCAGCGCCGTCCCGTCGACGAGGCACAGGGAAATGTCAATGTTCGTGCTTGCCGCGTCGACCACATTCTCCTGCCCCATGTACCCGTTGTCGGAATACTTCTCGGTGTTGAAGTAGATCCCGTCCGGGAAGATGCACAGATACGCGCCCATGGAAATGAGCTGCTTTTCCCCCGCCGAGATCGACACGGACGGCATATACGCCTCCATCGAAGCGCCGTTGATATAAAGCACTTGGTTCTGCACCCAGCACAGCGCATCCTTCGCCAGAATGCCCTGCACCCCCTCGATCGCTTGCGCCGTCCCCCGCCTTGGCCGCGGCGCGAGCAGTGGGTACTCGTCCGCCGACAGATTCTCCATGTCGTAAAACTCCCCGTCCGCCAGCTCGAGGTTGTGGTTGTATCCGAGAAAGACCTCCGTCATCATGGTCTGCTTCTCAGTCTCCGTCAGTTGTGGTGCCAGCATGGCCTTACCTCCTTTTCATCATGTCCAGGGGATCAAACAGAACCGGCGGTGCTTCTGCCGGTACCGTCGGCTTGATTGGCCGCGACATGCACATATACCGCCATTCGTCCGCGCAGTGATCCTCCATTTTCGTATCCAGATCCTCCACCTTGTGCTCGTCATACATGAGCATCGGGATCGTCCGGATAAACGCTTTGCACCCTGCAAATACATACATGCTCGGGTATCCATCCGGGTCAAACTGTAGCCGGTAGTGGCACTGCATCCACCCCGCAATGCGCTCGTTGTCTCCCGGTGAAAAATATACACCGTATTTCGCTGCGGTCTGCATGATGCTCTCTCCGCGATCCGCCGCCCAGCACGCCGGGTCGGCGACGCCGATGATGTTCTTCCCTTTGAGCCACGCATGCGTCCGCTCGATCCTGCTGATCTCCGCAAACTGCTTGTCCGGGTTCCACTTGACGCCCTCGTTCGGTGTCTTCGTGCATCCGTAAAGCTCCAGAATGCGATAGATCACGCCGTCATAGTCGACCGCCCACCACGCACAGGAAAACGGCTTGCCGTAGCCAAAGTCATAGCTCCGGCAGATCGTCCACCCGTCCGGGATCTCAAACGGCTCAATGACATGTGTCCAGCGCCGGTCTTTGTAGTGTTCCGGATCGTCCCGGAAGTCCTCAAAGAATTGCCCTTCGTAGACGTCCCACCTGCCATACAGCCATGCCTCGCGCAGCTTCGGCGGCAGTGTTTCGAGCTGCTCGATATACTCCGGCTGGATCTGCATCAGGACTTTGTTGTCCTGCACCAGCGCCTGAATGAAGCTGTAGTTTTCCGGCTTCTCTTTGTCCTCAAATCTGCGGTCAATGAACAGGCGCTTGAAATACGCATGTGCCGGGCCGCCCGGGTTCAGCGTGTAGTACGTCCGCTTTGGAAACGGGTTTGTGCCGCGCACGCAGGCGTTGATCTGGTCGATCCACTCCTTTTGCAGCTGCCCGGCCTCGTCAATGAACAGCACGTCGTATTCCGCGCCCTGGTATTGCCCCAGATCTCCCGCGTTGTCGCAGTAACCGAACGTGATCGTCGATCCGTTTGGGAACCGGAAGGTCTTGTCGGTGGTGTTGTACTTTGCGATCCCCGCCAGCTCTTTTTTCAGCGGCTCGATGTGGTTGTTCCGGAGCTCAGGCATCGCGCGCCTGACGATCAGAACCTTGATCCCTGCGAAGTGCAGTGCCAGCAGCTTTGCCTTCGTCCGCACAGCCCAGCTTTTCCCTCCGCCGCGCGCACCGCCATAGGCCACATGCCGGTGATGATCCAGCAGAAACAGCTTTTGCTTTTCGTTCGGCTCCCCGAAGCAGCGCTTCTTCATTCCGCGTAAGCCTCCGCTTCTGCGTCCATGACGATCCTCTGGCCTTCGTCCTTCTTCTCGCCCTCCGCGTCGCGCTTGTACCGGAACCCATACTCCAGCGCAAACTGCGCGCCTCTCTGAGAATCCCGGTCGAACAATTTTTCCGCCGTATATTGTTCCACGCGCGTCTGCGCGCGCGAAATCGTGTCCATAAATTCTTTCCTGGCCTTGTAGTTGTACAGGCTCTGCCTGCTGGAAAATCCTAGCGCCAGCGCAAGCCCCGGGATCGTTGGCGGCTTCCGGTTCACCCAGACCGGTGTCCCGTCTTTCTGGTTGAAAACGATGTCCCCGTCCTTATCCCGCAGGATCTCTCCCTTGCAGCTCTCAAAATACGCCTCGATCAGTCTTTCGATCTGCTCCACGGATTCATACTTCGGTTTCCTCGCCATGGCTCACGCCTCCCTTCTGCTTTTCAGCATAGCGTATCCGGAAAATCTTTTCACCCCACGCACGCAGAATGAGCGCATACGGCGTTCCGCATGCGCTTCGGCTCTCATTCTGTTCTTTCGTAGTATCGGAGCTTCGCCGCCGCGATGCTGCACCGCACGTAGTCAAAGCTGGCGCAGTATCGCGTGATGTAGTCTGACGTCTCCCGCCGCTCAGGAAATGCGAGCACGCATTCTCCCTCGCAGCGGATCGTCTTTTTCCCGGCTGCCTGCCAGAATGGGCAGATATACTCCCTGTGCCAGTAGTCGCTCGTCCCTATCACCCTTTCGTTTTAAAACCTTACGCATATACAAGGTTTAATTTAAGCGGCTGCCCGTCCGCTTTTTCTTGCCCTGTTCTTTCCGTTTACGTTCGTCCGCGTTCCGGCGGGATTACATATTTAAAATAGAGATACCCATACTGTGTGCCTCTCGCCTCCACCAGCACATAGCCCCGCGGCGCCACCGGCGGTCGCTCCACGCTGTACTCGCGCACCGCCTCCGTCGCGGGCTCCGGCTCCGGCCGGACGCAGTTCCTGCTTGCCTTGTACCTGTGCCCGCCGAACTCTTTTCTCCAATGCGCGTGCAGGTAGTCAGCCAGCGCCTTATAATCCCGGCCGTGGTCGACTTTGTTTCCATTTTCGTTCATGTAATAGTTGTGTTCCCGCAAATGCCGAACCTCGATCACGCTGCCGAGGCCCCAGATCCTGCCGATCTCCTCCTCCGGAATGCCGTCCGAGATCATGTGCAGATGGAACCGGCTCGTCGACTTGCCCTGCCCGTAGACAATCACGATCTTGGCGTTTGGGTATTTATATAGTAGGCGGCGGTAGAATCTGTCCCGGATGAGTTTCATCTCGGTGGCAGTATGTACCTCGTTCTCGGCGTCGAGTGTCAGCGTGGAATACAGGCTGGTCGGGCCGAAGTTGGCATTGACGAGCGCTTCCAGCTTCCCCTCGGAGATCTTCCGGTTGAATTCGTCCTGCTCTTCCCGCGTCTGGAAGCGCGGCTTGCGCGGTTTGCTGGTCTTTTTGTCCGCACCGTCGGACACGGTATACACGATCTGTGTACATACCTTCCCGGCAAACAGCCGGCGCTTGTGCCTCTTTGCCATCATCCACACCTCTTTCTCCCGGGCGGACAGAGCCGTCCGCCCCTACAGGTCTTCTGCCCGCTCAAAGCGTGGCCGGATATTCCGGCCATGCGTTCAACGATCATCCGAACATGTCGCGTCGCCGCGGGTACCATTTACTGCCGTCTGCAACAAGAACCCGAACAACATCCACACTTTGTCTTTCACTTTGCCCATGCAGATAGCTTCGCCCATCGTCTCGTCGTAGTTCTCGGCGCTCACGCAGCTCGAACTTTCAACGATTTCAAAGCCATTTCTAAGAACAGCCCTTACGATGGTCGTTTTTACTCCGAGCGTTTTCACCTCATGGAATGCGATGAAATCATCAACCATCCTCTGGCTGATGCTCGGTTTCTCTGTTTTCAAGCATCCGTTCGCCAAAAGCGGCATGTACGCCTTTTCAAACACATCTGCTGGGCTAAAGCTCTCATACCCGTCCTCATACCGCACTCGGTATCCATTTTCTGTTTTCTCCGCCTCTACCATTTTTGTTCCGATGTACTTTTGCATTTTTGTTCTCCTTTCTGTGCCCATAGGCTTCGGGCCATCTGCCCGCTCAAAGCGTGGCCGGAGATTCCGGCCACAGTTTCAACGGTCAGTTCGTGTATCCGCACGCCTTGCATGTGCATACGTCTGTCTCAGCGTCCCATTCGCAATCTGATGCCCCGCATTTCGGGCAGTACCCCCACGCGCCTCGCGCTCCTTTGGGATCTGGCCCCGGCCCATTCAGCTTTGCATACCACAGATCCCCCTTCTGGCCCGGGTCTTCCCAATGTGCGGTATGCTCACGATTATCCCCGCGTTCCTCTCTTGCCTTCTTGATCCGCATTTCCAGACGAGCAAGCTTTTGCTTTCTGGCGTACTGTACCTCTGCCGCTACACCGAACGCCCACATCATTTCATCCAGTACGATCTGCACGTCCGCGATCTCCTCGGCGATCTCGTCATAGTTGTCAATCAGTCCGTCCCCAAGCCCACCGCGGCCCGCAAACGTCACCCGCTGCGCCTTGCACAGCTCCTTTGTCAGCTCTGCCATTTCTTCTATTGCAACCGCAATCTGCAAATCATAGCCAAATGTCTCAATCGCAGACCAATAGATGTTTTTTGTGTCTGTCATTCCTGCGCCGCCTCCATTTCCTTGCGCTCCTGCATAAAACCGTGCAGGAACAGCTCCAGCAGAGCGGCGGCGCGGTTGGTCAGCTTTGTGAAGTCCTTTTTGCTGATCTGGAGCTTGCCGGTCGTGACGACCTCCGTGTCCACGCTGCCGATGATCTGGATCGTCGGATTCGGCTCCAGCGTCTTTGAGCCGTCGTCCTCCACCCGGTAGAGCGGCGGCGTAGAGCGCTCCATGATGATCCGCGGCGGGTAAGTCTCGCCGTGGAAACTCGCGTCCCAGAATTGATTGTCGTAGTCCGCGACAAACTCATCCAGTTCTGACGCGAACAGTCCCATGATTCCTGCCATTTTGATCTCCTTTCATACTTCCACGCACTCATCGGCGCGGATATTGATGCGTTTGCCGCCGGACTGGATCACATAGCCGTACCGCTTTGTGCTTGTTGGCGGGCTGTATCTTTCCGCCGGGTAGATCTGCCCGACGACCGGGCTCAGCTCCGGATAGATCTCGATTGGCCTTGTAATACGGATGTTTACCCGGCTGTGCGGCAGGCGGAGCTCGCCGTTTTCGGCGCGCATGCGCTCTCCGCATTGTATGTGTCCTTCGGCCCGCACTGCTTTGATGTTTGCGTTCCTGCATTTCGGTGAGCAGCACGGCTTGTATGTTCTGTACTGCCGCAGATAGCTCGGCGTCCGGTAAAATTCCTTCCCGCACTGCGGACAGATCAGTTTGACTAATTCCTGTTTCATGGCGTTCTTCCTTTCGTCTGGGGGCCGGTATTCCGGCCCCCGTGGGCAGGACGGGCTTTCACCGTCTGCGCACCGGCGCGCCGCGCTCGCTTGTCAGACGCTGCGCATTTCCGGGCGAGCCGCCCTTGACTGCCGTCAGGCGGCTTATAAAAAAAGGAGGCAAGCGATGCACGGAGGCTATGCGAGACCCCCGTGTGGGGTAACGTTGACGGGTTCCGTTCGCGCGCACGTTCTACACGCGCCTTTTATCCCCGGCGCACAGAGCTTGAGGGAGCTTTCCGTGCGCCGGGTGCAAAGCCAGGGTGATCCTCCCGCAGCCGTCTCAAGGCAAAGCGGCTGCGGCATATGTCCAAAAAATAAGGTTCCCCGGCTGATTGCCTATTCCTTGGTGCTGATATCCTTGTGCAGCAGGCCGTCCTCGCTCTTTTTGAACGGCAGCGCCTTGCGCCGCGCCTGCTCCTCCGGATTCCAGCCGCACCGTTCGCAGAAATCCGGTGCGAGTTTTGCGTACTGGCAGGCGTTTCCGCCTTTCGGCAGGCCGCACCCTGCGTGCGGGCTGCTCTCGTTTTTTTCTTCCGGCATGTTTAAATCTCCTGTATGTCGATTCCAAATTTTGATCGCATGAATTTCCGGTTGCGCAGATACTCCTTTGTCCGCGTCGGCTTGGACTTCACATCTTCGACGACGAGCTTGCCGCCGAATTTGTACGAAAAGTCCGCCGTGTACCGCACTGCGCGAATGCGCTCACCGGTTTCGGTGATGTAGCTCTCCTGCAAAGTGAACTGCGGTTGCAGGCGCAGATCGGAGATAATGCCAGCCCGGAGCATCACCATCAGCTCGTCATACCGTCGCGCCTCCTTCTGGCTGTCGAAGCGCAGCTCTCCGCGCTCGGCGGGCGTGCTGTGATACTTCGAGGCCTTCTTTGGCGCCGCAGCAGCCCCCGGCATCTGCTGCCGTGCATAAAGCTCCCGCATCCGCGGCGGCATGTCCGCCATTGATTCAAACCGCAGCCCGCTCATTCGGTCGCGCCTCCCGTATTTGTCTTATATTTTCCGTAGCTGCAAAAATCGAATGGATATGCCGATGGAAAAACACCTTTTTGCCGTGGATGCCCGCAGTTTCCATATTCCGTCCGATGCTTGCAGTCCTTGCACCTCACCACCTCCGCAACGTCGGCGGCGGGCACCTCATGCAGCTTTCGTACAACGTCCACGCCGAAAGTGTACCCCAGCAGCTTTGCAGCAGCTTTTCGGCTGATGTATTCGTCAGGCATGGTTGGCCTCCAATTTGCCTTTGTGTTTCTTCACGAGCTCCTTCGCTAAGTTCAAGCCGACTGCAGTATAGTCAAATTCGGAGTCCCCGATAGCCGGTTCAACGCATCCTTCCGTCCCACCATATGTGCCATGATGCTGTGCGAAGTCACTTCCGTCCGGGAAACGCACTGCATAGCCGTCGTACAGGTGCTCTATCGTGCATTTGATTCCAAGATCGACGCAAAAATGGTACAATGCGCGTATTTCAGTGTATTTTGCTGGAAAATCTAACGTTCTTTCCTCGTTTACCCTCCTGTTCCATGCCTCGACCGCTTCAAACCGGAATCCGTATTCACTCCCCGTCTGCGAAATATGGCATTTGGGGCAGGAACACAAATACCATTCTGTGAATCTGTTATGGTGTTTGGCTGCGACAGCTTCCCCGCCGCAAAACGGGCACGGTTTCAGTTCATCCATCCTTCTTGCCCTCCATTTTCCGCAAAGCCTTCTCGGCTTCTTTGTGGCTCAAAAATATAGTTTTTCCTATGGAACTTTCCACGCATGGGCAGAACGGGTACGTTTCAATGTCCCACCGTCCCTGTATTGCGAAGTATTTCATTCTCCCGACTCGGTGCTCGAAGATTTCTCCGGCAAACACTCTGTATAATTTATCGCCCACCTTGCACGGCCGCACGACGCACCGCCCGTCCTTGTCGGCCTCTGCAAGCTCGCGGATGTGATGGAGCAATGTAAGCTGCTCAGTCAGCGTTTTTGATTCTTTCAGTGCGTAATCAAACAGTTTCCCCAGAGCGGTTACTTCTTCTGGCTCCCGCCCCGTGTCCTCGTAGGCCGCAAGTCGATCTGCCATCTGAACGACTTCGGTCATCGTTAAGTGGTACAGACCGTGCCCATTTACCAGAACACAATCTTCATTCCGGCTTGTCAGTCGCTCCATCGGCATCCTCCTTCCCTTGTGTTTCCCGCGAAGCCCTCTCGGCTTCTTCGCGGGTTAAAAATATGCTCTTCCCGATTGCATTTTTATCGAAAGCCGGGCCGCCTGCTGTCTCGTAGATGACCTCGCGCACCGTGTGCTCATACACCCTCACCCCGTCAGTCTCGTACACCTTGCACGGCAATATAATGACGCGCCCGTCCTTGTCGGCCTCGGCAAGCTCGCGGAGGCGGCTAGGCTCCACTCCCAGCGCCTGCGCTGCCAGATTTATCATCGTGTCCTCCGTAAATGGAGCCTTGATTTCCTCCGGCGTCAGGCCCGTGTCCTCGTAGGCCGCGAGGCGATCAACAAAATCCGCCTGGTACTGCACTCCGCTGAAATTTACCCGCCAGTATCCGTCTTTGAAATAAGTCAGTCGTTCCATAGCTCTTCCTCCACATACCGCCAGCTCTGCGGCGGGCGGGTAATTGGCCTGGGTTTTGCCTTGAGCGCTACCTCTACCTCATTTGGCACAGCGTAAAATTCCCGCAGTTCGCGCGGGGTATCGTAAATCCTGAGATTGGATATGTGCCAGCCGAAGCCGGTGGCAGCTCCGAGATACCGGTGCAGCTCCGCAGGCTCTAGGCAGGTTGGCCGCGCAGCATCCGACGGTATCCTTCCCGCGCCGTTAATGTTGATGATCTGATCGCACAGAAATTCCCCGATAACCTTTTGCCGCTTATCCCATAAGCCAGTGGTCGGCGCTTTTTCCGTCTTTATGAAAACCGGCTTGCCGTGATACGTTTCTCCATAATTCTCATCGCCGTCTTTCATAATGGTGAGTAGCTTTTCCTCCGGTTTTGTGCAGTAGATATAGCACTTAAACGGCGTATCCATCTTCGGGCGCGTCTTGCGCACCTCGATCGTTTTCTCTCCGCTTATGATCTTCTCGCACCACCTTGGTCTGATGCTGATTAAAACAGCTATCATGCCTTGTCTCCTTTCTCCGGTGCTCCCGGCAGCGGCATCCAGTCGGTAATCAAACCCTGCGGAACCTCCCAGTTGCGACACTCCCAACCGAGCCCCGGAATATACCGAGCCGCATCCACGATGCTTCCGCCTGCGTCCTTAAAAGCGATAAGGTATCGCTTAATATAATCTGCTGGCAGCTTCTCCTCCACGCTGATCCACTGCGGCACCTTCTCCCGCAGCGCCGCGCTCTCGGCGGTCAGGCGCTCGATCAAGTCAGCGGCACCAACCATCATGTCGCCCATACAATCCTCGCTATCCTCGCTGTCAAACAATGGGCATTCCGCACAAGTTTGTGCGTCTGTTCTGCGGGAGCATATCCGCAGCGCCTGCACGATTTCCTTGTCTGTCATGCTGTGCCCTCCATTGCCTTCCCCCACGCGGCCAGTTGGGCGCGGATGGCTGCGCAGAGCTTTCCGACCTTGTCCTCGTCCTCGATGCGGCTGACAGCCTGCGTCAGTTGGTTGAATGCCGCCTGCCACTGGCTGAAATGCAGGTGCGCGGCCGTCACGTCCTTGTCGGACATGGCGAGCTTTCTGCGCAGATCCTCGATCTCTCCGGTCAGACGCTCCTTTTCCGCGTCCGAAGAGGCGGCTTCCGCCATTGCCTTTGCCGCTGTCAGCTGCTGCTTCAGCCCTTCCGCCTCCTTGCGGACGCGCTCGATCTCCTGTTCGGTCTTTGTGGTCTGCTTCCGCCATTCGTCGGTCTTTTTGCGCAGCTCCGTTTCCGCCTGCGCCCGGACCTTGGCCTCCGCGTCCCGGATTGCCTGCTCGTCGTGCTGGACAGCGACCTCGACTGGGCGATTCCGGAGCGCTTCCAGCTCGTCCGCCATGCGGCAGGCCTCGTCCTTCGCGGCGGTCAGCTCATCTTCCATGCCGCGCAGCTTCTCATAGGCTTCCTGCGCCTCTTTTTTCGCGTTCTCGGCGCGAAGGGAATCGCTGTTTGCCTGCCGCAGGGCGCTTTCACGCTCCTGCCGGGCGGCGTCCCGCTCCTTGATCGCTTTTTCCAGTTCCCGGGCGGAAAGATTCTCCGCATCGACTGCTTCGGCAAATTCCTCGCGCTCGTCTTCCGGCACGGCCAAAAGCCGCAAAGCATTGGAAATACTGAGATTTTGCAACGTTGACGATTCTGGCACAGCCCCGAAAATGCCGATCTGGGCCGCGCCGTATTCATTGAATACCCGCATAAATCTGGTCGCGGTCGCTTGGGAAAACTCCGTGTTTTCCTTCAGCCACGCGCCCCAGCCTCCATACGGGACCATGCTCTTTGCGGCCTCCAGCCGCCGACCGATCTCGACGCCATAGTAAAGCGTCATGGCCTTTGCCTGCCGGGTCAGCTCGCGGATCTCCGCGCCCAGCTTTTCCGGGGATACCATCAGATTCTGTTCACTCATGCTGCTGCCTCCTTTTTCGTTTTCGCTCCGGCACGTTTCATCCGCCGGACGTGTTCAATCCATCTGTCCACAAATTCCTGCACTTCTTTCGTCGGCGCACAGTTCCGCAGGCCGTGATTCTGAAGCTCTTTCACTGTTTTCAGTTCCACCTGCAGGGTAAACCACGGCTTGTCCGGCGCGTTCGCGCGGCGGATGAAGAAAATGCAGCTTTCTCCGCGCGCCACAGTTGCGCCGTAGGTTCCGACGCAGTGCTGAAGGGCACTTCCCTCGTCGGCCAGCTCTTCCTCGGTGCGGACAGGCCGGATGCAGATCCCGGCGTCTTCCCACGCCCACGCCTCCAGCGGCGCGACGACCTTCTCAAATGCCGGGCGGCGCTTTTCGATCTCGGCTTGCTTCCTGCGCTTTTCTTCCTCATTCCGCGCGATCCGCTCCGCCTCCGCGAGCCGGTCGTGCTCGCGCTTGAGGCTTTTCGGGAGCTGGACGTGCTCATCCCGCAGGTCAAGCCCGTCGCGCCGGGCCATGTTCCAGTAGTCCAGCAGCATTGTGATGTCAGACTTTTGCCGTTCCAGATACCGCAGGCAGCGCATGACGGTCGGCCGGCCGCGCAGCAGCTGCATACGTTTGCCGCCCGCAGCGTCCGGCAGCAATGCTTTTTCGCTGCACAGCTTGTTCAGATCGTAGATCTGCAGCTTTTTCAGCAGGTTCCAGTCCTCCGGCAGCTTTACCGGCTCAAACGCCCGCACCATCTTGTATTTCGCAAGATCGTCCTGCGTCCATTTCTCCCGGACGCAGAACGCAAATTCCTGCTTGTCGAGGCCCAGCATCCTGGCCGGGCGCTTCTGTTTCCAGTCGATCCATTCCAGCTTCGCGCTGTGCCCGCCGCAGTAGTCCCAGCTCTGCGTCTCCCGCGTGATCGCCCTTGCGACCATGCCCCCGCAGCCCTGCACGATCAGATTCTCGATGTTCCGGTGCTTCTGCCATAGGCGCAGATACGCAACTGGCCGCGCCTCGTCTCCGGCCGCTTTCAGGTATTGGAGCAGAGCCGAATTTTCGATGGTCGTGCCGGAGAGATCTTCCGGCTTGCGGAACCAGTCTTCACCCAGCGTCTTGCCCCATCTGTCGTCACATCGCTTCACCTGCCGCCAGCTGTCAAAGTAACGGATCGTGCTCATGAATTTCTGATAGCCTGTCAGCCGGACGGCCTTTTTCTGTTCAAAAACATAGGCCTCATGCGGCCACATCCGGTAAACTTTCCGCGCGTCCTTTCCGATGTTCCGCTCCGCCCGCCAGCTTAGCAGGACGAATTTGCTCCCCAGCTGCCACGGTTCGCAGAAATAGACGTTATCGTCGATCCCAGCCCGTGACAGCTGCCCGATGTGCTTTGCCCGGAGCTCCGCGCCGCACTTCGGACAGCGGAATTTGTCCTCCGGGCCGATCTGCATGATGCCCTCCACGAAGCCGAACGGCGCCCAGCCTCTGCCGCAGCCCGCCCCTCTGACCTTCTCTGCGATCCAGCTGCCGCCGCAGGCCGTGCAGGTCACGGAGACTGCGTTTTCGCGCATGCCAGTCAGCGGATCGCGGTAATATGTATCCCGGTAGATCGCGTATTCGGACTTGAATTTTGTCTGGATGCACCAGTCCAGCGCGCCCTCGGACGGCTGCCTCGGCAGCCGCTCCTCATAGTCGATCTGTTCGCTCATCCGAAGAAATCCTCCAGATTCACGATGTTTCCGGCCGGTGCGGGAGGCGCGGCGGGTTCCGGTTCCGGTTCCGGCTTCGGCGCGGCCGTCTGCTCCGGCAGACCGAAGTATTTGCGGATGATCTTCTCGGCCTCCTGGCCGGTGCAGCAGCTTCCGTTTTTCTGCGCGAACGCTCTGATTTCGGCCTCGCAGGCCTTTAGGCTCATGCCGCCATGCTTCAGATCGTTCAGCACCAGCTTTGCCGCCGCCTCATCCGGCGCGATCATCTCCAGCAGCTGCTCGCCGCACATCCACACCGGGCCGCGCGGACCCTGCTGCTTGCGGATGATCTCCGTTACCTCTTGCAAATATGGATTTTTCATGGTATACTCTCCTTGTACTTAACTTGTTACGGGGAAGTTTAGGCTTCTCTGCCCTCGTCCGGCTGGAACCGGTCGAGGGCATTTTTTATCCGAACATTCTGTCCGGCTGGTAGCCGAGTTTTGCCACGCTGGCCGTCTGGTGGTATTCCGGCCGCTTGAAGCTGTAGCCCCAGCGCTTGGCCGCCCAGAAAAGGGCCGCCGTTTCATCCGCCGCGTGTACCGTCAGCTGGCGCCCTGCGTAATCCACCACGAAATAGTGCTTGCCGGAATATCCCGGCTGCTCGACGATGTCCGCGCGCTTCGCGGGCCGCTCACCCGGATAGCTGATACTATTTTGCTGCATAGGTCTTGCCCCTCCTGTCTTTGTTTGCCGCCCGCTCGATCTGCCGGATGGCGGCTATGTCCGGCTCCAGGCTGAGCTTGGCCCGGTGGTTGATGTCGTAGATGTGGTTCCGGATGCTCTCATAGAGCGTCCAGCTGCAGCAGCGTGTGCTGCATCCGGCCTCGCGTCCCGGGCAGTCCTTCGCGCACGGCGGCGGGATCTGCCGCAGGCGCGGCGCGTAGATCTGCGCCGTCATAGCGCTTCGTCCTGCACGCACAGGAGCCAGTACGCCAGCTTTTGCAGCCGCGTCTCCTGTTTGAGCAGTTCGTCGGTTGTCTCATGATCGACGCGCGGCATTTCGCACAGGAGCGCCCGATCATTCTTGAGATCGTCCGCGTAGGCGTTCACCGCCTCGATCACGTCCGCCAGCTGGTCAGGGCGGAAGTCGATCGTGATCTTTTGCTCCGTCACAGCCAGATCCCCGTCAAAAACGTCGTCAGCGACACGCCGCCGAGGACGGCGGCGATCTCCGCCGCGTGGGCGCACCCCGCAATGATGCACAGCGCGAACGCCACGCCCGACAGCCAGCAGCACCCAAGCCGCGCCAGCCGCCGCATGGCCTTGCGCGTCTGGTATGCCTCCCGGAGCCGCGCCTGCCGCTCCTCGGTCGATTCCTCCGGCTCATACCCGAGCCGCTCTGCAAGATTGGTTCTCATTCTGCGTCCTCCTTCGTCTCCGGCAGGCGTTCTGCCGATTTCACCAGCGCCAGAATCCGCTTGTATTTCTTCACCTTTTCCCGGTCGCACTTTGCGAGGTGCGCAGCCCGTTCGGTCATTTCCTCGTTCTCAAATTTGGCTGCGGCGAGCGCTTCGGCCTCATTGTGGGTTGCGATCACAAGCAGCTCCAGCGTGCGCTTCAGCTCAAACCAATCGTCTCCGCTGAGAATCAGTTTCCGCATTCCGCTTATCCTCCTTTGCTTCCTGCATCCGCCTGACGAGCCGCGCCAGACGGGCGTTTTGTGTCACGAGCTTCTGCGCGTCCAGATCCAGCCCCTTGCGCTTGAGCCCGCCGATGATCTGCGCCGCCTGGCACTCGCAGACCAGCGCCGCCTCGATCAGATCATGCAGCTCCTGCGCATCCAGCGTCAGGGTGTAGGTCTTTACCTTCTCCATGCGTCAGCCTCCTATCTCTGTACCATCCACCGTGCCAGCTCCGTGAGCGACACCGTGTACTTGTTCCCGATGTGCCGGGCTGGGAACCGCCGGTCGGCCAGCAGCGTCCGCCGGTCGATGCCCAGCGCCGCCTGGCATTCCGTGATCCCGATCGCTGCCCGGCCCGGAAACATATCCGTCAGCAGCTCCAGCTGCGGCCGGTATCCTTCCAGCTCTCTCGGCATTTTCTCACGCCTCCTTCTTCTCGTTCATCAGCTTCGCAGGCTGCACCATAGCAGCCATGCCCTGCATAAAGATCAGCGCCTTCTCACGCATTTCCGGTGTAAGCTTGTTGATTTCCGCCGAGATCTTCTCGGCCTGCTGCTTCTGTTCCTCTGACATTGATCTCACCTCGCTATTGTCAATCGCCTCTGCGCTGTGCTATCCTTGATGCGGGAAGCGATGCGCAGGAGATTTTCATGGATATTCTTGATAGACTTGATTTAGAAATGCAGTATTCCGGCTCCATCGATAAGCCAGTTCCGATCTACTGTCCTGTTCACGGCAGGGCAGAAACGGTTTACTTTAACTTCACCCAATGCCCAAAACCGCCCGGTTTTGAGTTCGCCGCATGTGACAACTCCGAAAACGATCCAGAGTGCCTTTCCTGCTGCACCCGGGCCGAAGCCCTGTTCCAGCGTCTTTATCCCGGCCTGCCCCTTCTTCGTTCTTCGGACTGACGCCATTCCGACACGCAGCGCATCGCTTCCTCTGCCCGCGGCCCTTCAAGAAAGTCCCGCCTGTATGCACGGATCGTCTGCGCGTCTGTTCCCTCCCGGAACTCGCTTTCCCAGCAGTCCAGATATCTCTGTGCATCCTCGATATCCTTCATCGTCGCGCCCAACTCGCCCGCCGCTTCCAGAATCCGCTCGGCCAACTCCAGCGTCTTCGGCGCAGCCGCGCGCATATGCTCCTCACGCATCCACTGCCGGGCTTCTAAGTCCAGCACGTTCATCATTGATCTCACCTCGCTTGGTTTATTCTTTACTCATACGATAGCAGTCTTTAAGACTATTGTCAAGCATTATTTTATTCTTTAAGAATATTTTTTATTGACATTTATTCTCCGCCGTGGTAACGTAGTGCCAGAAAGAAGGTGAATCCATGAACACAATCAACGAACGGATCGCGTTTCTGATCAAAGATCAAGGCTTGACGCAGGCGAAGTTTGCCGAGATGTTCCACTTTGGTCAGTCTAATGTGTCCAAGATATGCAATGGGACGGTCACACCTACCGATAGCCTGATCGACGCCATATGCACAAAGTTAAACGTCTCCCTCGCATGGCTGGAGGATGGCGTCGGGGAAATGTATGTCCAGCGCAGTGCAAACGAAGAACTTGCCCTGCTGGTCTCGAACATCATGTCCGACGCGGATGACTCCTTCCGGAAACGCTTCATCTCCCTCCTGATGGCGCTCCCGCCGGAAAAATGGAGCGAAATTGAAAATTTCGTAAAAAAATTAAACGGAGACGCTTGACCGTCTCCGTTTATTTTTGTATTCTGGTAGGGGGTGGTATTTTGAGTTTCCGCTATTGGCTTATGTATCTCGGTGCTTCCTTGCTTATCTATGTGGTTGCTGCTCTATTGAATCATTGGCGCATGTGCAAAGATCCAGATAATAAAACCGTTTCGGGTTCCCTCGTTTTTATTCTCACAATCATCCTCGGCATCCTTGCTTTCCCTGCAACGCTGCTTCTGATGGGGTTGGTTGAGCATCTTCTCATGAAGCGTCTTTCCGGCAAGGACGAAGAATCATACAGGCACGGATACTTCAACGGATATGATGACGGCTCCAAACACATGCCCTACGATTCGTCCATGAAGTAACGCAGCTCTATAAAATTCTGTATTTTCCTCAAATTTTTGTGCATTTTTTCGTGCAACATTCCGGGTTTACATTTTGTCCGCCGCGGCATATACTATAGACACAGCGAAAGCTGTGAATCAAGCCTTTGGAATTGACCCCCCACGATCAGGGGAGTGCCAGATCCAAGGGCTTTTGATCGTTAATGGAGGGGTATTATGTCCAGAACTGCGATTCTCGTTGATGGCGGATTCTTCCGCAAGCGTTCCAAATTCCTTTGGGGTGAGCATTCGCCGGAAGTTACTGCTGACGCTCTGGCTACATACTGCAAGCGGCATCTTCGTGAGCACAATATCCGCCACGACCTGTATCGCATCTTTTACTATGACTGCCCTCCGGTAAACAAACAGGTTTACCATCCGCTTTACAAGCATACCATAAATCTCGGTGCGACCCCGGAATATGCCTGGATGTGCGAATTTCTCGCTTGTCTGAAGACAAAGAGGAAATTCGCGCTTCGCCTCGGCAAACTGGATGACAGCAACACCGTGTACTCGCTCTGCTATGATACCGTCAAAAAACTTTGCTCCGGCACTATTTCGCCCGCCGAATTCACGCCGCAGGACTTTGAGCTTTCCATCCGGCAAAAAGGTGTGGATATGAAAATCGGCATCGACATGGCGTCCCTTTCCTTTAAGCATCAGGTCGACCAGATCGTCCTGATCGCCGGTGACAGTGATTTTGTCCCTGCCTCCAAACTCGCCCGGCGTGAAGGCGTCGATGTCGTTCTCGACCCGCTCGAACAGTCTGTAAAAGACGATCTGTTTGAGCACATCGACGGTCTGCGCTCCTGCGGCAACCCCTTCCCTGTCGAATAATTCCCCGCCGGAACGGTTTCCCGTTCCGGCGCTTATTTTATGATGTGCCGCAGGAATCGCAGGATGATTTTCAGCTGATCCAGTGTGGCCCGCTCTAAAATGTTTTCAATCTGTTCCATCGTCTTTTCCATCTCCGTCTCCATTTCTCCACAAAAACCGCGTTCATTTTTTGTTAATCTTTGCCTCTTGTTCGCGTCTCCCGAAAGTTGTAAGATATAGGTAGGCGTCGCCCGCGCCGCTGGCCGAACAACGGCGCGGGCTTTTGCTTGCGCAGGCGACCGGGAGCCGTCTGTATCTGAAGCATGGCATACGCCGGTTGGGTTTGTAAACCTGTCGGGTTGGTTTTCAGCGTAGGTTTTTCTGAAATCTTACTGCCACAGGTGTGGTTTTTATATATGGAGGGATGGTTTTTGTCAGAAAAATTGTGGGAAACATGCCGCGAAGCAAAGGACACCATGCAGCCGCATAAGACGAATCAGGATATCGCTGACGAATCCGGCGTATCCGTCAATGCCGTCAGCCAATTCCTGCGCGGCGAGACTACGAAGCCGTACATTAATACCGTCGGCCCGATTTGCGCATCCCTCGGCGTATCAATGGATGAGCATTTCGGCGTCCCGCCTGCCGAGCCTGCCGAGCCTTCCGATGCCGAAAAACTCCGCGCCGAGACCGCAGCCCTTCGCGCGCAGCTTGCCCAGCAGCAGAAGTCCCTGCACATGCACCGGCTTGTGACGCTCATCCTCTTGGGTATTCTTTTGCTGTGTGCCCTTGCGCTTGTGGCCGACGTGCTCATCCCATCGATCGGCTGGATCCGCACATGAAAATTACCGCCCCGGCCCGATCAGCCGGAGCGGTATTCTTGGAGGTTTTACGATGCCAATTCCCAAATACTACGTCAGGCCGGACGGCCTGCATGAATCCATCATCACAGTCAATGGCAAGCGCAAAGCGTTTCGCGGCAAGACAGACCGCGAAGTCTGGAACAAGATCAAGGCATACCGCGCTGAAGCCGAGAAGCCAAAGACCGTCCCGTTCTCCGACGTCGCCCACGCCTGGTGGAACGAGATCGAGCCAACGCTTGCGCCGAATTCCCTGCGCAATTATTCCCCTGCCTATGAGCGCGCCGTCGCGCAGTTTGGCCTGGAGGATGTCGCCACGATCACAAGCAAAGAGATTGAGACGTACATCAACCAGTTTGCCAAGACCCACGCAAAAAAGACCGTTATCACCCAGCGCCAGATCATCCGGCAGATCCTGAATAAAGCCCAGCGCGAAGGTTACGTCTCTTTTAACGCTGCGCAGGCAGTTCTTCTCCCGAAGAACCTTCCGCAGAAGCGCCGCCACGCGCCGCCCGCTGATCAGATCCAGAAGATCAAGGACAACCTAAACGACGACTTCGGCCTGTTTGCCTTCCTGATCTATTATACCGGCTGCCGCCGCGGCGAGGCCGAGGGCTTGCGCTACGAGGACATTGACCGGGAGAAGGGCCGGATCTACATCCGCCGCAGCGTCTACCATACCGGTCCGACGCCCCAGATCAAGGAGCCGAAGACTGCCGCCGGCATCCGCCCCGTTCCGTTGCTCCCAGCGTTGGCCGCTGCGCTTCCGCAAAAGGAGCACGGCTATATCTTTTCCAACGACGGCGGAAAAAGTCCGCTCCCCGGCTGGTTCGTCACCGACCAATTCGACGCCTACCGCAAGCGCACGGGCATCACCGTCTCCCCTCATGAGATCCGCCACGGCTACGCGACCGCGCTCTACGAGGCCGGCGTGGACTTCAAACTCGCTCAAAAATTCCTCGGCCACGCGCAGCTCTCCACCACCATGGATATCTATACCGACATCCTCGATACCCGCATTGACAAAGTCGCCGCCCAGATGGACGCGGCCTTTTAATTGCACTTTTTTACTGTGTCGGTCACTGTGTTCATACCCGTGTATTTTCGTGCTAGGATATGCTACGTTTTGCTACCTTGCAA